CAAAATCCTGTAAAACGTGCTGGCATTCGGCGCAACAATCCGTACCATACACGGCACACTTTCGCATGCTGGTGGTTAACCGCAGGCGCTGACCCGTCTTTTATTGCCAGTCAGATGGGGCACTAAAATGCGCAGAGGGTGTTTGAAATCTAAGCTTCATAGAGTGAAGAGATGAACAGCAAAGAGAGGGCAATGCGGAAAGAAGCTGCCCCTCTAAACCGTTTGCCCCACTGGTGCCCCATTTGAAATTTGAGTACAGATTAAATGCAACAAAATCAAGATATTAATAAGAAAGAGCAATACAACCTGAACAAGCTACGCTGATTTTGTCAACTCATTGATATCATTTGTTTTCTCATTTAATTCAATTAGTTATAGCATAATAACTTCTCCCTAAAGCTACCCAGAACTACAATTTTAGTGCCCTTTTTTTGCCCCTATTTCGCATTTTTGCCCCTAAATTTGCCCCTTACTTTAGCAAGTGCGCAACCCTTATTCTCCCTGCCCTATACTTTAAGTCTGACATCTGGTTCGAGGTTTCTATGTGTGGACGTTTTGCACAAGCTCAAACGCGTGAAGAATACCTGGCATACCTGTCCGATGAAGCTGATCGCGACATCGCATACGACCCTGAACCTATTGGCCGATACAACGTCGCGCCCGGCACCAAAGTGCTGCTGTTGAGCGAACGCGACGAGCAGCTGCATCTTGATCCGGTTTTCTGGGGTTATGCGCCCTGGTGGTGGGATAAGCCGCCACTAATTAACGCTCGCGTCGAAACCGCGGCCGCAAGCCGAATGTTTAAACCCCTGTGGCAACATGGCCGGGCAATCTGCTTTGCTGATGGTTGGTTTGAGTGGAAGAAGGAAGGCGACAAGAAACAGCCCTACTTCATTCACCGGGCTGACGGCCAGCCCATTTTCATGGCGGCGATCGGAAGCACGCCATTTGAGCGCGGCGATGAAGCAGAAGGTTTTCTGATAGTGACGTCTGCAGCTAACAAAGGACTGGTTGACATTCACGACCGAAGGCCACTGGTTCTGTCCTCAGAATCTGCAAGAGAGTGGATGCATCAAGATGTTGGCGGGAAGGAAGCTGAAGAGATAGCGGCCAACGGTGCTGTGCCAGCAGACAAGTTTATCTGGCACGCAGTGACGCGCGCAGTGGGTAATGTGAAGAATCAAAGCCTGGATTTGATTCTTCCTCTTTGAATCTTGCTTTTAATTAGTCGAGATGAAATTCTTCATCTTCTAAATCTATTTCACTGACAGAATAAATATATGGCATACTCTCAAAGTAATCATCCGTGTTTATTAATTTTCTCTTTAAATCAAAACCATCGCCTTCATTAGCCATTTTCCAAAACTTCATCTTCCTCTTATCTGACATCATTGCTTTCATTACTGTATAAATAGTCACATCGGGACATTTAAATCCAAATATGACTGACTTGATAGGTGGCAATGAGTTTCCTAGCCCTACAGGACCGAAAATCCTCCATTCTGATTCATATCTCCATTCTCCAGATTTAGTTAAAAGACATACATTTTTTATCCGACTTTCATTTTCTGTATTATCAAGCCATGCTTTTATCTCGCTTGTAAGTATCTTTCTTGATTCACCATAAATTACTTCATGGACCAGTTCATTTTTCACAGTACGCATGTCATATTCAATGCATATCCCTTTGTGTTGGTTAGCATAATGAGACCACATCAATGGGCTATTAAATTTCTTACTAAGACACAACACCCCTTTTTTGAAAGTGTTAACAATTTCTTCTTGAATTACTCTTGTGTAACTGTTAGTTAAGTAATTAGCTTGCATATCCTGTTCAAATTCTGTCGCATAGTATTCAAAGTTGGATATGGCTCGTTCCACCTCGCTATTGGCAAGAAGATATGCCCTTTGTGCAGTTTTCTCTTTTGAGAATTTTAATCTTTTTAAACTTGCAGCAAATTGCTTTTCCATTTTTTTAAGTAACACACTTGAGAAAACATCCCTTAATTGTGCCAATTCCAAGTCATTAGCAACTATAGGTTGACAATCTAACGGGTCATTAAATTGCGATGGATCTGAATAATAGGCTTGCTGCATGCATAAAAGATTAAGTGTGTTTTCACTAAAAGTTAAATACTTATAGAGATGTTCTGGTTTATTAGCCATCAAAGCTATTCCTGAAAAATATAGATATTTTACTTTACAATAAGTAAATCACTAAATCGAGTTGTATACCGAGGTGAAAGCATTTCGCGCTTCATCTGCCATTGCTGCTGAATGCCCTGCCCGGCGAAGTAGAGTGTTCCTTTTCCGTCTTTCGCGTTTAAGTGATCAAGCACCTCCATCAACTTATCGCTTCCGGCCCGCGGTGCGTTCTCATCGAACAAGTTTAGTTGGGCAACGCCCTGACTGAAGAAGTCTCCGAGCATAATGCCAGCTTTCTGGAACCGGTGACCATCCTTCCAGATTTTGTCCAGACACTTTACCGCGGCGTTGATTATGTCACGGGAATCCTGAGTGGGGGTAAGCAGCTTCATGGACGCACTGTTCCCGTAATACGGCTCGTTAAGTGCAAAGGGAGAGGTTTTCACGAATGCAGAAATAAACCGGCAATACTGATGCTCGCTGCGAAGCTTTTCGGCGCCACGCGCCGCATAGCTGCAAATAGCCTGGCGCATCTGTTCGTACTCGGTAACGCGTTCACCGAAAGACCTGCTGCAGACAATTTCCTGCTTTGCTGGGGCAAACTCTTCCAGATCGAGGCATGGCTCGCCACGCAGCTCCCTGACCGTTCGCTCGAGTACCACGTTAAAGTGTTTACGGATAATCCAGGTGCTTTGTTCTGAGAGGTCCAGAGCCGTTTTGATGCCCATAGCGTTCAGCTTCTTACTGATGCGCCTGCCAACGCCCCATACATCCTCAACAGGCACTATAGCCAATAACCGACGTTGCCGATCGATATTGGACAAATCAACCACCCCACCAGTCTGCCTCTGCCATTTCTTGGCGGCGTGGTTTGCTAGCTTGGCGAGGGTTTTCGTCTGCGCGATACCAACCCCGACAGTCAGGTGCGTACGCTTCAGAACCGTAGCGCGAATCTCTTTGCCGAACTCCGACAGGTCACGGCAGTTGCGAACACCTGTCAGGTCGCAAAAAGCTTCGTCGATACTGTAAATTTCGACGCGGGTGCTCATTTCCTCAAGCGTCGTCATTACCCTGTTCGACATATCAGCGTAAAGCTCGTAATTGCTGCTGAAGCAAACCACGCCAGCACGCCGGAATAACTCCTTTTGCTTGAAGAATGGCTCCCCCATAGTGATTCCGACCGCTTTTGCTTCTGTGCTGCGTGCGATTACACAGCCATCGTTATTTGAGAGAACGACAACCGGCCGCCCTCTCAGGTCCGGCCTGAATACAGTCTCGCATGATGCGTAGAACGAATTAACATCACAGAGAGCAAACATATTCAGCTCGCTGATTTAACGATGAAAGTCACGACGCCGAAAACGTCCAGCGTGTCTTCGCTACCAACAACAATCGGACTATAGGCGCTGTTCATAGGATTGAGTTGCACTGTCGGGCGCAGCTGCAGGCGTTTTACAGTAAATTCCCCTTCCACCGCAGCGATGACAATGTCACCATGCTCAGCAGTCCTGGAGCTGTCCACTACCAGCAGATCACCGTCACTGATCCCGGCTTCGATCATAGAGTCGCCGGCCGCCTTAACGAAATATGTTGAGCTAGGGTGGGAAACCAGTAACTCATTGAGATCGATACGCTGTTCAACGTAATCTGCCGCAGGGCTTGGGAAGCCACACTGCACTAAGTCACTGAAAAGCGGGACAGCAATAATTTCTCGCAGTTCTGCAGGCCTTATAAATTCCATTATGGTTACCTCAAATACTGTTTTTATATACAGTAGTTTTCTTTTTGAGGGTTCGCAATACACCGGATTCCATATGGCTGTACAAAGCTTCACCGCTTCGTTTCTAAGTTTCTCTCACGATTCGATTTGTGGCTTTTGTAAATTTTACAACACTGGGTCTAAATGAGCAGAATTAAGACGACTTTGAAGCGGGAAACCTTTTATACAATGTGCAGACAGCCACATCGTAAATGATTGCAACCCTTTTCCGATCCACTCCATTTGCGATCAATCTGCCAGCCTGAGCCCATTGCTCTTCGGTCAACTTTGGGCGTCGCCCACCTATTCGCCCTTTTTCTCTCGCCGCCGCTAATCCCGCCCGGGTACGTTCAACGATCAACTCTCTTTCCATTTCCGCCAGTGCTGACATGATGTGAAATATAAAACGCCCCATTGGGCTGGATGTATCAATGCTGTCCGTGAGGCTCTTGAAGTGGATGCCACGCTGACGTAGTTCATCCACCAGCAGCACCAAATTACGCATGCTACGACCAAGACGATCCAGCTTCCAGACCACAAGCGTATCGCCCTCGTTCAGCGTTCTCAGAAGCTTTTTAAGCGCCGGCCGGTTCGCCACAGTTCCGCTCATTTTTTCTTCGAAAATCTGTTCACATCCTGAGCGTTCGAGTGCCTGTCGCTGAAGATCCGTATTTTGGTCATTTGTTGACACCCTTACGTAGCCAATTTGCATACTTTTCACCCAATAATTTTCACAAAAAAAATCAGATGAAGTTATCGACCAGGCCACCAAAGGGCAATCTATAAAACGTCGGTTTAGGAGACAGCGCCACAGCCAACTTCGGAAGCCTCGAGATCGGAGCCAAAAAACCTTCTTCAGCAAGCTATGTTGATTTCCATTTTCTTGGTACTAACGACTATGACGCGCGCATTTTGTGTGGGGGCAATTCAAGCGGCTCTATGGGTAAAGGGGACTTCACATTTTACGGCGGGAGATACGTATTTATCGGGGATAGTTTTGAATTTCGTAACCCCATCTACTGTCAAAATAGCATCAGCGCCGAGGGCACGGTCAAAGCCGTAACAACGGCTAACATATGGGCTCCCAACGATGCGAGTAACGCCCATGTGTGGTTTTACGGTACCGGTGGGAATGCATCACGCGGGGTAATCTATGCTGGCAAGGATGGCTATATCCGACTCAGGCCCGATAACAACGATAATGGTGGCGCGAATGGCTACAGCTTCATTTTTGGAGCTGATGGTAAGTTTACCTGCGTCACGATGAACCAGACTTCTGATGAGCGAGTGAAATTCGATAAAGAGCCCGTCAGTAAAGCACTTGAGAAGATTTGTTCCCTGACGGGTTATACGTTCGGCATTCAGCTCACAGAATCGGAGTCGGTACGCAGCGCAGGCATCATCGCCCAGGATCTGGAAAAGGTTCTGCCGGTTGCTGTGAGTTCTGGTGGCACCGGCACAACACCGGAAGGCAAAGAGATTAATGACCTCAAAACCGTAGACTACAGCGCAATGAGCGCCCTCTACGTTGAGGCAATCAAGGAATTAACCAACCGGCTGAAAGGTGTTGAGAGCGAACTAGCTGCGCTAAAGGACTGCCCAAACGTTTAATTTTCTCTCTTACCTTCTAAAGCCCTGACGCGGATTGCCAGGGCTTTTATCGCGGCCAGCGCATCGAGCAACAAAGGTGTCTGGTCAAGGTGTAATATGCCCCCAATTTCTTTGACATATTCTGGATCGATTGTCTGAATTTGCTGTGATAGCACTCCGCGACGTGGGGTTTGCGTTTCATCATCTTTGAAGGTGAAGTGTTTGAACTCCATCCGTGAAATGTTGCCCAGCGCCTCTTCTGGATCGAGGTCGTCACCAATATCTTTCATAATTCTGTCAGAAACTGCAGACGTCATTATTTCCTTCCATGGGCTCCATCCATCAGTGTTGTAACCCCTGAAAAAAAATCTTCCCGCATCTGTTTTGCTGGCATACGGCAAGCAGAACTGCGTTAAGGCTGCATCAGAAATACGAACATAATTTTGAACATACCCATACCAGCTGGTGATTGGCCCTGAAGTTGATTTCGCCATATCTATCAGCAAACGATAAGTACCGGGCTCAGTTAGGCTATTGAAGTTTGTCCCGTCAGGAGCAACTGCCATATCTGTTTTAAAGGCCCTGGCATCACCAGTTGGCAACCCGAATGCCCCCACCTGCATGACGTTCCCGGCAGTCGTTCCGACGTCCTTTGTCGCGCTACTTCCTAAACCGAGGTTTGTGCGAGCGTCTTCTGCCTTCGTTGCACCGGTACCGCCGTCAGCAACAGCCAGCGCACCGTTACTCCCTTTCTGCGCCAGTTTACCGATGCCGGGGATGGTTACTGACTTGCCGTTGATGGTTACAGTGATGCTCTGATTTGCTGATGTGGTGGCGAACGTCTCCCACGCACCGATGTTCTCGTCATATTCGTTGATGAGCTGTGACATCGCCTGCGCCAGGCCATCGACAGAGATATTGTCTGATACCAGAATGCCGTACTTCTGGCCGCTCAGCGCCGGGGAAGCCGCTGGCGTAACCGTCATTGACGTGGCGCTGTTCACGGAAGAAATCTGGAACATCTGGACCGGGTTAGACATGACGATAATCGTCTGGCCAGCACGAACCTGGCTGGCCGGTGCCGTCCAGTTTGTACCAGTGCCGGTTGCGGTATTTCCGTTAATAGCGATAGTGCCAGTGTTATAAAGCATAGGTACCTCCTAATTAATTGATCGCTATAAACGATCAATAACTAAATATTGATTCGCACAAACGATCTGAATAATTAATGCTTATTTGTGAATATGGGCATTCCACTAATTAATGGAATGCAAAAATGAAAAATAACTATTTATCGATGCTTATTGGCGTGACGTTATTGTCAATGTCATCACTGTCTGTAGCTTCTGAAGCGGGACACACATCCAATCCTGGATATGGCGATGGTGGAACAGCACAGAAACGCCAGATTGACGCCTGTGTTAACGCGAATACGTCCACTGTCACGTCTTACGATAATGTCTCACACGTTAAGCCATGTACTGGTGGCGTCTCTTACAAAGACAGAGAACTCCCGGCCCAAAAAATTAAAGCACCATTCAAGTGAAATAAATAAAGCCCCGACAGGGGCTTTATTTTTATGACGCGGAAAATGAACCTGAACCACGCGCTATCTGCAGAACCGGTGAAAGAATCTCTTTCTTCGATGCGTTAGTTCCTCCCGACATATCATTTACGCTTATTGATGCAGTCACTACCTGTTTCGTAATACCGCTTTTCGCAAAAATCACCGGGACCGCTACAGCGTTGGTTGTATTTCGGGTTGAACAGGTTACCCACTGATAATCCTTTGTGGTTCCGTCAATGGTCACTGATATCCGCGCAGTGGCATCGTCGCCAGATACGCCATATATCAATACAACCGCTGATACAATTACTGTCTTGGGCTTGCTGGTTCCGGTTGTATCCGTATAAGTCAGATTGGTCGTTACACCTCCTGAGCCGGATTTGGATTTATCCAGACCGACACCTGCGTTAACCACATCACCGACAAAATTCTCAGCCTCCACTGTCCCCCTGAATGAGCCACTGGTTGCCGTCACTTTCCCGGTAAACTCCCCGTTCGTGGCGTAAACCGTTCCACGCACGGTGACATTATTGAACACGGCATAACCGGATTTGTTGATGTGCCAGCCAACGTTTCCGGTTCCATCCCAGGTTGTCGACTGGATGTAGTTGCCGAGTTTAAGGTTGCCGATTGTCCCGTCACCAATGAGCGTTTCCCGGATGATGGTTTGCCCGTTCTGAATAACGAACGGAAGCGTAACCGTGGCTCCGGCGTACTGGGTCACAGCAAAGCGGTCAGCCAGAAAAACAACCTGCGACTGCATGCCACCGGGAGTATTCTCAACACCAATCCCCATCCCTGCTGCATAATACTGGCCATTGCTCGATAACCCGACTTTGATGCTGTACATCGCCTTCAGGTCGCCGTTGACGTTCGCAATGGCCTGCGCGTTGGTTGTGATCGCTGCAGTGTGTCCATTCACTGTCGCTGTAATGCTGTTTACCTGCGTGGTCATAGCCTGCTGATAGTCCGAAAACGTCTGGTTCAGGCTATTGATTGACGCTTTGTTGCCGTTCACGTCCGTCTGAAGACTCAGCAGAGAGCGTGCCGTTGCCTCCTTCTCGTTAACGATCACCTCATCAATGCGGTCCAGCTGCGCGCTGTTACCGGCAACCGAAGCAGACAGAGTTTTACGCGTGGCTACCTGAGCCAGGTTTCCCTGGATAATAGCGATTGCCGAGTTCTTCACCCCGCCAGTCATGCCGTCCATGGACACACTGATGTTATCGATGCGCTGGCCCAGCGCGGTATCAGCCGTCGCCACGGTCTGCTCAAGCTCCGAGAGAGAGGACGACACATCACCAACCGTGCTCGAAAGCTCATTAACGCTGGTCTGAACCTTCCCGACGTCCTGGGCGTTTTTGGCGATATCTTTCGCATGCTGCTCAAGTTCATCATTGGCCTGTTTGATATCGTCAGCCATGCCAGCAATTTTTTCATTGCTGTCCACCGCGTTCTCGATCAGGTCTTTGAACGTTTCTGAGTCTTTAATCTCCTCCAGGATCACATCGGTGATGTCGGACACATCGATACTGGCCTGACCGCGCACCCATTCTGTGTAACCTGATTCGTTGCCGCTGCGGTCCACCAGCTGCGCGCGGTACCAGAAAATCTGCCCAGCCTTAAGGCCCATCTGCTGATATTTGCGCTGCGGGTAAGGCACATCGGCCAGCAGCATCGCATCGTCTTCGGTACCTGTCAGGCTGTACTGAATTTCCGTCTTCAGCGTGTCGTCGGTATTCGCCGGGAATCCCCAGTTCAGCTCGATACCGAATACAACGTTTTCAGAAGCGATGAAGCCAACCGGCTTCGGTGGGTTGCCCACTTTACCCGTCAGCATTTTCTCTTCTGAATAGCCCCACCCGGATGAAATTTCTGCGGCATTGATTGCGCGCACGCGCACCAGGTAGCGCCCGGCATAAATCCCCGGGACGTCGAACGACGTGGTGGAGCTGCGCGGCACGTTGACCCAGTTCCCGTCGTTGCGGCGCCATTGCGCTTCATAGGCGATAGCGTTCTGCGCCTGGTCCCAGCTCACGCGCATCGTTTCGACACTGATATTTTGCTGCACCACAGAAAACGAGCTGATCACAATGTTCGCAGGCGGCGACTGGTTGCCCGGCGGGATCACACTCACCGGCCGCTGGTCAATGATGGCTCCGGTATCAATGCGATCGAATTTATCCGGATCGTGATTTGCACCGACGATTGTGAACGTGCCGTCATTATTATCAGTTACCGTAATAACGCGATATTGCTGCGCGTAGAGCTCATCAGACTCAATGACCCATACGGCCTCAGCCACAGGCGTTTCGCTGTAAGCGATCGTAACGGTCACTTTATTGCCCGTTATAGACTGAATGGTGCGTGACTGCGAAACACCCGATGGAAGATTGACAATCATCCTGTCGGCTGCCGAAGCATCCGGCGCCCTGTCCAGCGTCAGCACGCGTCCATTCACCGCAGAGATACGGCCGCCCAGGTCGCGCCCGGAGAGATTTCGGTCCGCTACAGCGATTACATAGCCAGGCTGTGGAATGTTGCCATCTTCCCCTACATTGAAAGTAACAACGCGATCTTTGTTGTTGGTGAGGATCCCCCATCGCCCTTTCCGATTCGCTTCCGACTGACGGGTACAACCGATCGCAGTTATCTCAAGTTGATTAAACCCATAACGCGCAACCAGCGCCTGCTCAAAAACAGGCTCCATCGCATCAGAATAAGCGTTATCAGGATCAGACCAGGACACCAGCGCATTGGTGTAACGGTTCTTTGTAGTGCTGCTGGAATAGGTAAAGCGTCCATCAATAACGTTCGCATGCGTGTATGTAAAATCAACATCTCTCGGCATGTCCGCCAGAGCCACAATCTGGTCGTCGCCCCAGTAGGTCATCCCACGGAAGATGGCAGCAAAATCACGCAGGACCGTATAAGCGTCGTTGCGTTCCTGTATGTACACGTTGCAGGTATAGCGTGGTTCGGTACCACTTCCGCCTTTGCCGTCCGGTACCATTTGATCGCAATACTGTGCAACCTGGTAGAGCGTCCATTTATCTATATTGGCCGTTGTAAGACGATCCCCAAGTCCGAAACGGTCGCTAACCACCAGGTCGTAGAAAATCCATGCAGGGTTATCGGTCCAGGCCCATTTAAA